GAGGCTTCCATATTCGCCCTTAGCCGGGCTTTCTCTACCTTCCCTACCCCTACCATACCCCCCTTTCTTCTCCTATGCTCCTCCGGACTTCTGGAGGGGCATTTTTTTCGATCTTTTCTCTTCCCACTGAATATGTCCCCCTGTAGGATGCTAGTTAGAAAGGTTACCCAATATGAAACAAACTGCTGAAGAAAGACGCCTACGTAAGAATGCCAACCAAAGAGAGTACTATGCCGCAACTAGGGAGAAGTGGAAAGCATACTGCAAGACCTACCATGCGAAGAATAGGGACAAAAATCTAGCGGACATGAAGGCCTATGACGCCCTCCCATCATCTAAGGCAAAGCGGAGCGCTAGACATAAAAGGCGCTATGCCTCTGATCCTCAATACAAGCTGCGCAACCTCCTCCGTAACCGATTCTATGACACCCTCACCGAAAGGGGCCGTAAAAAGGGTGCGAAGGGAGATCAGTCAGTACTGGACCTGCTGGGATGCAGCCTAGATGAATTTCGGGACTATATTGCGGCCCAATTTCAGCCAGGAATGACCTGGGATAATCGCTCAAAGCACGGCTGGCACATAGATCACATTATTCCTCTAGATTCTTTTGACCTAACTAACTCTGAGGAGCTGGCCCGAGCATGGCACTATACCAATATGCAGCCCCTCTGGGCCGAGGATAATATTGCAAAGGGCAATAAACTAGCTAACCATAAGGCAAATACACCATGAAAAAAGACGACGAAATTGAAGTAACTAACCATAGTGATGAAGTGATTGCAGTGCAAATGGGTACTCTAAGAATGTTGCTTCTAATGCTCCCCGCAATAATTGCCCTAGTGGGTGGAGGCATGGCTTGGGGCAGTACCAGTGCTCGGCTGGATGACACTGAGCAAGAGATATTCGAGCTCCAGAATATAGTAAGGGGGCAAGAGCGTAGATTGCGAACACAAGAGAATATAGAATCCCGCAATGAGGCCGTATTCGCGTCCATAAATGAGAGTCTTTTGGACATAAAGCGGGACTTACGTGAGCTAAAGGAGAACAAATAATGTGGGACGCACCCGAATTCAATCCATCCAACTATATCTATACAAGGCCCCCATTCCGAAACATCGGGGTCATAAAGCGTTTAATCAAAAGGCGAAATAAGGAACTATGCTCAGTGAATTCGGGAGAAGTGACGCACGGGCCTATAGTGAGCCGAGACAATCTGAGGGGCCTATCCCCAGAAGAATATAGCAATACTCTAAAAAGTGACCTGAAAGACCCAGAATACAGAGATAAATATCTAACCAAATGTAACCAGGAGACCAAATGAGCAATACACCGAACCCTATTTCTATGAGAATCATATGGGCAGACACTCCCTGCGTGTCTGAGTATGATGGTTATGCAGATTACCTAGAATATCTAGGTAATGCCCCCCTTCCAGAGTACAGGATGCTTGATTGCGGGGAATACGAGGAGTGCCTGCGGACCGCCGGTAAGGAGAATTGGCCTAGCTGGACCTGCTACTCATGCCCAAAGGCCTGTAAAGAGATGCTAGACGAGCCTCCCATCAATGGCATTATCGTTCCAGATGATTCAGATGAAGAGTGGCTACCTATCCCCAACTTTCCCGAGTATTATGTATCTACTGAGGGCAAGATATGCAGCACAAGGGGATCATCTTGTGCCTGGAGACGTGTATGGCCTACAGGTCATAGAGTTAGTGGCGAAGAGACCTTCATATTGATCAATGAGGAGATAGAGAGGGTCATGGCACTATCTGAATTGATTCTTAGTACTTTCTGCAGAGAAAGCAAAGGAAGTGAGGAAGCGGTACACCTCAATGGGGATATGCAGGATTGTCACCTATCAAATCTTTGTTGGAGGAAGGGATAATCCGTATATGCCTGGGGGAGTCTGAATACTGCAATTAGACCCCTCTAGACCTCCACATTTGACCATGTTATACTAGGAGACACTATGAAGAAGGGCCAAAAAATGTCTGAGGAGCAGAAGCGTAAGATCTCCAAGACACTGAGCACACGCAGCAAGCGACCTAAGCCTAAGGGCTATAGGAAGCCTAAGCCCAAGCAGAGAATACGAGAAAAGCAGCCTTTGCCCGGAGAAGAGAGCGTAGTTAGGATGCCTAACGGACGCTTCATTACTACGGCTGGGCCCGATATATTCATAGAGCCTAAGCTAAAGGTATCCGAAGTAAGGGAGCTGGCTCAGAAGCACACAAGGACAGCTATAGATAGGCTGGCGCAACTGATGTTCGATAAGGACGTTAGAGTAGCTAGGGCTGCCTGTGTGGACCTTCTAGATAGAGCTCACGGCAAGGTAGGGCTAATGAAGGAAGACGAGTCAGAGGCTACTGTAGCGACTAGAGAGGCCATGACTGAGATGCTTCTGGACCTAACTAACCGACGCAATGGCAATAAGACGATAGAGATGATACCAGAGGATGCAGAGATAGTAGAGGACACCTTGGATGAGTGAGAACCTACTAGACATGCTCTCTTCTTTGTCAGAAATCCGGCGCATAGAGGTAATTAACCAACTAACCCCTGAGCAGCTACAGTACCTACTACATGACTGGCATTCTCTAGCTAGACCAGAACAACTCCAACCAGATAGCCCCACCTGGATACAATGGATTTTTTTGGGCGGAAGAGGGAGTGGCAAGAGTAGAGCAGCCTCAGAACTAGTAAGAGAATGGGGAAAGATACCAACAGCAAGGATAGCTCTAGTAGGACCTACTGCTGCTGACGTTAGGGATACTATGATTGAGGGGGTGTCTGGAGTATTAGCAGTATGTCCTCCTAATGAAAGGCCTGACTATCAGCCTAGTAAGAGACGCCTAGTCTTCCCTTCTGGGGGTAAAGCCTATCTTTATTCATCTGAGAAACCAGAAAGGCTTAGAGGACCTAACCATTCACATGCATGGGGGGATGAGGTAAGTTACTGGAAACACTCAGAAGATACGCTAGATATGCTTAGGTTCACCCTACGTATTGGTAATAATCCACAGACTATATTCACCATGACACCTAAGCCAACTAACCTAGTTAAATCCCTTCTTGCGCCAAAAGAAAATCATTACGTCACCACAAGCAATACCTTAGCTAATGTAGCTAACCTCTCTCCACAATACATTAAAGAAATCCTTGACAGATATGATGGCACCAGATTGGGTAGACAGGAGATATATGCAGAGCTCTTAGAGGATGTAGAGGGAGCTATCGTTACCGATACACATATATGTGATGCACGAATAGATGAAATAAACCTTGACAGGTTAGTTAGAATAGAAGTAGCAGTAGATCCTGCGGTAACTAACCATAAGAAGTCTGACCACACTGGTATTGTTGTAGCGGGTAAGGATGAGAACGATGAGGTATATGTTCTAAAGGATCTCTCTATGAAGGGGTCACCAGAACAATGGGCTACAGTCGCTATCAATGCCGCCAAAGAATTCAATGCGGATAGGATAATAGCAGAGACTAATAACGGAGGTGACCTAGTTATCTCTACTCTCCGCGCAGTGGATAAGAGCATACGAGTGGATAAGGTCACAGCAAGTAGAGGTAAGCATATCAGGTTCGCACCAGTAGGAGCTCTATATGAGCAGGGGAAGATACATCATGTAGGACGATACCCTCTACTAGAAGAGCAGCTATGCTTGTTCTCATTAGATGGGTATGAAGGTGGTGACAGTCCTGATAGAGCTGATGCATTGGTATGGGCAGTTACCTCACTTGTCCTTGGTAAGAGGAAAGGCCGAGCCGCCTTCCTTAGCTGATGACCATACAATACGATACACCCTGTGACCATACACCCATGATTATGGGACATCTACCATGCATGGGATACATAGGTGACCTAACTGACTACACCATATTCATGGGATGAATTATAAATCCAACTTCCTCCTAAACCTTGCTTGTGATCCCATTGATGCAACAGTCTCTTCAGGTATCCCCCCTACTTCATCTACCTCTTCTATATGCTTCTCTGGACTGCTAGAATTCTCTTGACTTTCTAACTGATGGTTGTGCTGATACTTATCCAAGGTGAGTTTGATGATGGTTAATCCACCAACAATAGCTAAGAGTTGTATGACTGGTGACTCTGTTGCGCGTCTCTTCCTCTTCCTGGTCTTTGTTTTCTTCATTCTATCTCCTGTATTAGATGGAAGTATTCTATCTAACTATCTAAAGTATACTAACTAACTATGTATGTGTCAAGATTTATTTTCAAATAATTGCAAACGCTTTAATCTATGTTCTACGCCCCGGGAGTAACAGATTAGGGAAAAAATAGAAACCGGGAATCAAGCTAATTAACCAATAACTCCTCTTCCATAATGAGGGAGAGGCTAACTAATTGAGGTGAGCCATGAGCTTATGGGATATATTCAGAAAAAAAGAGGATTCAGTATCTCTTACCGAGGTAGACCGACTTATTGATGATGCTGTAGATAGGGCTATCAATAATGACCCTGCATGGACTAGAGGTCATTACTCTGGTATGCAGTCTTCCTTCTCGCAGAATACTAAGCAGTCTAGGTTTATAGAGTATCAGAGGCTATATGGTGAGGGAGGAGATGCTCTTCTACATGCTTGCGTTTTTGCTATAGCCTCTGATGTCTCTAGAGTAGTCCTGAAGCCCTACATCCAAAGCACTAGAGCGATAGCTCCTAGAATGCCCTCTCTTGCGCTGGAAATGCCTAATGAGAGGCAGACCCTACCCAATTTGGTAGAGGAGCTGGTTATAGATGCACTGCTTAATGGTAATGCCTTCATGGCTCTTGATACTAGTGGAGAGCTTTTCCGCTTGCCGCCCGAAAGGATGAAGATCTATACGGACAGTAAGGGGCACGTTGATCACTACGCCCTAGTTGGAGAAGGAGAGAGCGAGTCTATGATAGAGAAGGACAGAGTAGTACACCTCTCCCTTCCAGATCCCAATCAGTCTTTGTGGGGAGTAGGTCCAGCACAAGCCTCTAGAGCGACTCTAGTCATTAGTGATGGAGAGGCCAAGTACCTTCAGACCTTCTACAAGAATGGAGCTCGACCTTCTGGTTTTGTTTCCTTTGATGCGTCTGTAGATCCTGATGAGGCTAAGCGTGCTTTCAAAGAGTTCAAGACCAAGTATGCTCGCCCAGAAGCACATGGAGAGATAGTAGCCTTCGTAGGGGGAGCTAAGTATGAGGCTATGTCTTCCACTCCAGTTGAGGGAGGGGTTATAGAGACCCGCAGGCTAACTCAGGATACTTTGCAGGCTGTATTCGGCATTCCTGCTTTCAGACTAATGGACTTGGACGATGCAGACTATGCTAACTCCAAGGCTCAGGAAAGAATCTACGACCTCAAGACTGTAGTTCCTTGGGCTTGGAGAATTGCGGATGCCTTCAATAAGAACAAGTTGCTAGTACCCAGCCCTACCGTTGTTAAGCTAGAGCCTGATGAGCAGCCTATTCTGAACATGCATAGGGATGAAGCTTCCATTGCTACTGCTACTGCTACGTATGTTGATTCAGGGGTTATGTCTAGAGATCAGGTTCGCGCCCGATTTTTAGGAGAAGGTCCTATTGATGATCCATCAGTACCCCAGTATGGGCCAATCACTCCCGCTGCCGCGACCAATGCAGTAGGAGAGACTAGGGCTGCAGAGGTAACCCTTCCATTAGAAGTAGTCTCAGAGGCTCTCCTAGTGCCCAAGAAGGATACTAAGCTCTCTCATGAGCAGGCAGTGGAGATTAGAGCCCTGTACGCCCTAGGGACCCTCAACCAGACTCAGATTGCCAAGCATTACAAAATAGCCCAACGTACTGTATCTAAAATCGTGCGGCATGAACTCTACCGGAGGAAGTAGGGTGTATAAGATCTACAGAGCTACTAGTAAGACAACGAAGAAGAGCTATTTCGGGTCCACCAAGTCTCCCTTCGAGAAGAGAAAGCAGAGCCATAAAACTACTGCACGCAAACATACCAATAATTGGCACTTTCACAATGCTATTAGAAAGTACGGCTGGGAGGACTTTGAGTGGACTGTTGTAGCTATGGTCGGCACTCAGACGCAATGTGAAGACCTAGAAAGGTGGTACATAGAGCGATACAATACCACTGATAGAAGATGCGGCTATAACATGACAAAAGATACTAGGCGAGGGCGTTGGCCCTCTATGAAGGGCAAGAAATTCACTGAGGAGCACAAGAAGAAAATAGGGAATGCTAATAGGGGCAAGAAGCACACAGCGGAGTCCCTCCAGAAGATGTCCAAGGCCCAAATGGGGCGTACCGCTTGGAATAAGGGAAAGAAGGGTAGCCCCCACTCAGAAGAGACTAAGCGTAAGATGTCCGAGTCCCATAAGAGCAGCAAAAAGTCTGCAGACCATATAGCGAGGCTATCGGTCACAAACAAAGGAAACAAGTACGCGAAAAAGTAAGTGTAGTAGTTTCTGGTTTAGGTATACTACACAAAAGAAAGGCTCCCTAATTCTGGGGAGCCTTTCTAGTTTCTGCCTATGCAAGTGCTGGTTATTCAGACTTACCTCTAAGAGCAGGGACCAATTTTAGAATCTCGTTCAGGGCGATGGCTCCTGGACCAGAGGACATCACCACTAGGACGTCCATCCAATTGGACCCATCTGCAAAGCCTGCAAAGACACCTGCTAGGACACCTAGAACGATGGCTACCAACTTGGGTACCGCCTTCTTGCGGAAGAATGGGCTAACCAGCTTCAGTACAGAGATAGCTAGCTTGAATAGGGCAACCAGGAAAGCGGAGATTACCAAGAATCCCCCACCCTTCAGGACCAGTATCGTCTTCAGAAGGGCTGCGCCCTGAGCTAGGAGCTCTTCTAGTCCGGGCTCTACTAGTTCTTGGGCCGCAATAGAGAGAGGTACTAGAAGGGCCAGAAATAGGGTAGCTATCAAGTTCTTCATTATTTTACCTTTTGTTCGCCTTAGAGGCTGCGCTCATTAGATCTTCTAAGGACTTTACGAGTGTAATGGAATGGGGCTCGTTCTGGTGCTCATCATAGCACACAACCAGAACGCCACGAGCGGCTTCAATGAGATCCTCTAGTTCTCGTACCAACTCCTGATATTCGTCTGATTGCATGCTTTTCATGACTCTGTCCCATGAATGTTAGAGGTTAGACAGTAGAGTTTGGAGAATGGAAATGATATACCTCTTTGGTTAGTATCTCCAGATCGCGCTGCTTCCTATATTTAGCCCAATAGGCTTTAGTTTTTTGTCCTATTCTTCTTTTAGTTTCTTCGCTATGCTTCTTACCTCTACGAGACACTGCCATTTTTGAGCGAGTATCTAGGGACATCATGCGGCCGTAATTACCTCCTCCGCCTCTCGTAGAATTATAGCCGCCGTTGTATGTATTGAAGGAGCAAATATACCTTTGCTCCTCTAGATCTATTTCCTCTCCCCTAGATACTGGGCCCCAAAGAATCTCCCACTCGAAATCCTCGAACCCATACTTCCTAAGTGCCCTATGGAAATGCGTATCTGAGCCCCTCTCCGCATCTAGCTCATGGGAGCGTTTTCTGAAGTTCAGGCCATTGCATGTTTGACCAATATAGGATTTACAGGAGGTCCTAGAAGTGGCCATATAGATGATGCTGTGCTCGTTTTCCATACCTTGTCCTAGTAAATTAAATGGTTAGATAGTAGAGTGTTCAACTAATTGGTCATATCCTAAGCTAATTACCCTCTAGGTGGGCCTCGAAAGAACAAAGAAAGGCCTGGAGGAGGGGTGAATTGCTTCTTACCTTCAATAGGAGCCTCTGTAACGATTTGGGGAGCATCTGGGGTCACCTGGGGCCCTTCTGGGGCGCTGGAGACGGATACGAGCTCCTGAATGGCCTTAGCCTTCCGCCTTGTCTCCCAATATGCCTTAGTCTTGGCAGCTATCTTCCTGCGAGTCTCTATGCTGTGCTTCTTGCCTAGATGAGACTCTGCAATCTTCTGCTTAGTCTCTTCGGAGTGCTTCTGACCTATTCTGGCCAGAGAGAGCTTCATCTTGGTCTCTCTGGAGTGGGAACCTCTGGACTTTCCCTTCTTTGCTTCAGAAATCTTCCTCTTAGTCTCCTCAGACATAGGCTTACGGGCCTTTCTAGCCTTCAAAGCAGCCGAGGTACTCTTGATGAAGCCAGCACACTCCCCCTTTGTGGCGGAAAAGGTATAGGAATCCATGCCCAAAGTCTCCTTTTCCTCTGTCACTCTCACCTTGGCGTCCTTGAGATTGTCGTAGACATCTAGGACTTCCCACTGAAACGCTACAGCAGAGACCCTAATGCTGCCCCTCATAGCAAGATAGAACCTATCTCTAGAGCCGCTCTCCAGCTCTACCTGATGATAAGCCTTAGCTTCCTCTAGATTGCCCTCTATGTAGCCCACATAACTCATGGGACTGGAATCACTGAAAGCTCTGTATACGGTGTACTTGTTAGTCATCTTGTTCTCCTGGGTGGATTGATTATTTAGATTACTTCTACATTCTCAATGTACTCCACGGTCAGTTAGCTGTCAAGACTTTTCTTCCAACTATTTTAGCTAAGGAGATGCATGGTCAATTAGCTAGAATTAGGTGCCCTAACTAGTCAGCAGAAACACCCCTAAATACGGATACCTATGTAGCTAGTTTAAGATAGGTTAAACAGGAGTCCTTAAGCCTGTATGCTATCTAACCTAGAAGAAAGGGCTGGCATAGGTTGCATTCTTGCCAAAAGGGCTAATCACTATGTCCTACTTTTTAGCTAGGACAATTAAGTACCTAAGTATGCTCTCTTTTCTTCAGATCTAGCTTTTTCATTATAAGAGTTCGTCTGTACAGTATTATTTAGCTGCAAAGAAATAGCTAAGGATATACTGCAATACATATAGGGTCATTCTAAATTCCTCTTATATATCATATACTTATAACTATTAGTTAATGTATTACTTTAAGTATTAAATTATTTAGTATATATAC